TGACGTGGATGTAAACAGCGACGATTATGATAGAAACGCAGTCGCTGAAACATTTAATATAGTGTATTTGGGAGACATTCCAGTTTTGGGATCGGCCGGGAACGAAGACAAGCCCTATTACATAGAAAAATATATAAATGTTAATGGCGCCCAACTTACGCCGGCCGAAGCAGAAACTCTAATTAAGAGCCGCGGCAACGTGCTTATTTCTGAGGCATACCCAGGCACAATGAAGCAAGTATTTGCACCTGCGCCGGTGAACGCAGCAGGAGAAATTGTGCCCGGGGAGCCCGAAGCGATTGGAATCGAAGGAGAATTGGGAGTTCGGTTTGGACTACAGTTTTCATACAACAATGGCGGGAGCAAGATTCTAATTACCACAGTCGAAGTAGATGCTTTAGACTTTCCGTGTGATGTTTTTAACGCCAACATCACAAACAGTAAGTTGTTGTTTTGCTTGATTAACAAGCTTAAGGATGATCCTCTCTATAAAATGATGGTTAGTTACATTTTCCCCCTTAAGAAGGTAACAGCGACATTAGCGATTTATAATGACATGGCGTTCCTCTCATCTATTGGAGAAGTAACGGTGGATAAGGGAGATGCCACCGCCTGGATCCCCACAGGGAAAGGAGCCATTTCCTTGGCTGGAAAACCCGACATGAACGATAGCAAGGACTTCTTGGATCCAGACGACGGCCCGTTGTGGGCAAAAAAGATGAAATCGAAACCCGGGTCAATAGGCTTTATTTATCGCAACGAGTCCGATCCCATCGATGTCCCAGATCCTAACTGGAATCCGGAAGGCGATCCGGGGGACGAAATGTACCAGATAAAAATCAGCACATTAAATCAAGCGAAGAGCGGCACATCTGGTTGGGAAGGTTGGCAACACTATGACGACCGTCAACCGGGCCCCTTTGGAGGAATGTTCATTAAAGAGTGGGATAACTGGGATCGGGTCCTGTTGAGAAAAAGCAAGAGCAGAATCAAGAAGATGTTCCGCGCTTACTATAACTCCAGAGAGTTCACACCTGGAGAGAGCACAAGCGAAAGTCCGAGTAAAATCATGATCAAGAACTTGAAAGCAAGACTCCTACCAAGTCCTGCTGCTGGGCTTCTTCCGTGGTGGCAACGAGGTCGGATCCGGCCGAATCCTAATAATGCCGAAGGCACATTGTGTGATAAACCCGATTAGGATATAATTACTGAGAGGACGTAAATATGGCTTCATTTGGTGTCGCACTGCCACTCACGAGAAATTCTGCTGATGGCTTCACTATGCTTAAGAACTTTAGAAAGGTGGCGAAGCAAAATTTAAAAATGCTTATTCTGACGGCTCCGGGTGAGAGAGTGATGGAACCAAACTTTGGTGTGGGCTTAAGAAGGTTTTTATTTCAAAACTTTAGTACTAGTATTTTTAGCGAGATGGAAAACAAGATTCGTGAGCAAGCGGCCATTTACCTGCCGGCTATTACCATCATTAGGGTGGTTTTTGATGCGGCAGAAATAGATCGGAATCAACTTGGAATTTCAATTAAATTCTCTATACCAGATATTGGAGCTAGTGAAATGTTAGAATTTACTATTTAAAAAAGAGGGATTTTTAATGCCGAACGAACAAAAAAAGATATTACCCATCAACTATACAAGCCGTGAATTTGAAAGCATTCGCAACGACTTGATGGAGATAGCCGAAAGGTTTTACCCAGATTCCTTTCAGGATTTTAGTGAGGCATCGTTTGGATCTCTAATGTTAGACGCAGTAGCTTATGTTGGCGATCAATTATCCTTTTACTTAGACTACAACGTTAATGAGTCTTTTTTAGATACAGCATATCAATTTAATAATATTCTCCGACATGGCCGTATTTTGGGATATAAGTATGATGGGCGCCCCTCCACATATGGGCAAGTGGCCCTGTATGTTATGATACCGGCTTCTCAAACGGCGCTAGGCCCAGATGCAGAATATATCCCTATTTTGAAAAAAGGCAGCCGGTTTACATCAGAGACGGGCCTAAATTTTGTTTTAACCGACAATATAGATTTTGCCGATCCCATCAACCCGGTAGTGGTGGCACTGACCGACACTTCCACTGGAGCCCCCACTTATTATGCTATTAAGGCATATGGAAATGTGGTATCAGGATTCTTTTCACAAGAAACTGTTCCAGTGGGGAATTATGAAAGATTTAAGAGAGTTAAATTAACTAGCGCCAATGTTTCGGAGATTATTGCCGTATATGATTCGGATGGTCACGAATACTTTGAGGTAGACTATCTTTCACAAGACATGGTTTATAAAGAATTGTCCAATGAAAACTATAAAGACGATAATGTACCTTCGATATTGAAGCCTTATCTTGTTTCCAGAAAGTTTATTGTTGAAAGAGATAGATTTAATACTTATATTCAATTTGGAAGCGGCGAGACAGGACAGTCAGACGTTGTGGCAGATCCCCAAGCGGTTGCGATGGATGTATTTGGAAAAACATATGTCACAGATATTACTTTTGATCCGACCCGCTTAACCAAAAATAAAAGCTTAGGGATTGTCCCATCTAACACGACGTTGACTGTAGCTTATAGAGTTACTAATCCAACCAACTCAAACGTTGCCTCTGGACAGTTAACTAAGGTTTCTAGCATGTCTTTGGAGTTTGCTAATATCGATAAGCTAAACACTGATAAGATTAAAGCAGTAGAAGAGAGCTTAGAGGTTGCGAACGAAACCCCTATTGTGGGAGATGTAACCAATGCGACATCTGGAGAGATTAAGCAACGGATATTTGACACCTTCCCAACGCAAAATAGAGCAGTTACACAGGCTGACTATGAAAATCTGACATATAGAATGCCACCCAAATTTGGTTCGTTAAAGAGATGTTCCGCACAACAAGATCCTAGCTCACAAAAAAGAAACCTTAATCTATATGTGATTTCTCAAGACAGTTTTGGAAAATTAGTTACCACCAACAATACTATTAAAAACAATTTAAAAACATGGCTAAACCAACATAGAATGATAAATGATACAATTGATATTCTAGATCCATATATTTTAAATTTAGGAATTGAATTTGTAATCAAGACCACCACAATGGCAGATAAATACACCACTCTAGACGCAGCGATTACAAAATTAAAAAACAAATTTGAAGTAGGATTTTTTATAGGGGAACAACTGTATATTAGCGATATTTATAAAGAATTAAAAGATGTACCCGGGATCTTAGATGTAGTGAAAGTAAAATTAACTAACAAAACCGGCGTTAATTATTCGGGAGCAACAATCGACATAAATAGAAATCTATCACCAGATGGAGATTATTTGGTTACCCCCAAGAACGCTATCATAGAGATTAAGTATCCTGAAACAGACATCAAAGGTAAAATGAGATAATGGCATTTAAGAAGTATGTAGCAAATGCAGACAACACAATTGTAAATGCATTTCAAGCAGATTTAACAACTCGCGGCACTGGCGCCAACATGGGGGAGGCGGACGTTCTAGAGGTATTCTCAATTTATGGCCGTGAATCAACTAGTTCTGCAGAGCTTTCACGCATATTAATTAACTTTCCCGTCTCCACAATGAAATCTGATAGAACATCCGGAGTCATCCCCGCTAGTGGCAGCGTTAGTTTTTACTTACGAATGTATAATGCCAAAACGTCCAAAACGGTTCCAAGAGATTATAAGTTAATGGTCATACCAATATCTCAATCATGGCAAGAAGGCGACGGGCTCGATCTAGAAAACTATAGCGATCAGACAAAAGACGGAATTGGCTCCAACTGGTTAAACGCAGCTGGTGGGACCACATGGCTTTCAGACGCGGGCGATAGCATTGTGGGCGGTTCTTATAAGACCGGCTCGGGTGTTAACATTTATTCTCAATCATTCTCCACCGGACTCGAAGATCTAGATGTCGATATCACCAGTCTAGTTGAAGGCTGGATGGAAGCCTCCAGCACCACAGGAAGCTATGGGGTTGGAATCCATCTCTCGGCCGCCTATGAAGCCTATTATTCTAGTTCTCTCGGAATTGGAATAGAAACAGGAAGCATATTAGATAATCGCGAGGGAGCAACCACCTCATATTATACTAAACGATTTTTTGCTCGCGGCAGTCAATACTTTTTCAAGCGACCAAACATTCAAGCACGCTGGAATTCGGTAAAAAGAGATGATCGGGGCGATTTTTATTACAGCAGTTCATTAGCTCCGTCCACGGACAACTTAAACACCCTTTATTTATATAACTATGTGCGTGGAAGACTCACCAATATTCCAGGAATCGGATCCGGAGGCAAGATATACGTGTCTCTTTACTCTGGCTCAGCCGACAATTCGGCGCCTTCTGGCTCCAAACTTGTCCTTTCCATGGACGCAGGTACCGTCACAAATGTCACAGGCGGCCACGTTTCCACCGGAATATATAGTTGTTCACTAGCACTTACTGCTGCCACCACCATAGTTAAGACCTTGTTTGATGTATGGCACGACATCGAAGCGACCCACCCAACTAGAAGTACCAGCACCCAATACTTTACAGGTGCCATTACCCCACAAAGATATTTGGGCTTTAACCATGCGCTTGAGCCGGTATATTATATGAATATCACGAACTTGAAAGATTCTTACCGCTCTAACGAAAAGGCAAGACTTAACCTATATGTAAGAAACAAAAACTGGAATCCAAACATCTACACCAAAGCAAACTCTAATCCTCCCAACACCTCTATCCCAAGCTCGTCCTATCGAGTGTTTAGATTATTGGACGCTTACGAAGCTGTTCCTTATGGAACCGGTAGCGATTTCCACACAGGCCTTTCGTATGATGTGTCAGGCAATTATTTTGATTTTGATATGAATACCTTGGAAAGCGGCTATGCATATGCGTTTAAGTTTGCTTTCTATGATGCAGAGCTGAAAAGCTGGCTCGAACAAGATCAGGCCTTCAAGTTTAGAGTAGAGAGCTATGAGTATTAAAAAACTTTTTGATTCAACAAATTCATCACGCAATTATCTCTCTGAACAAAATCAGAAAGAGGCATTCGAAGAAATTGAGTCAGCACGCAACCTAGAGCAGGTTCAGAAAAAGCAGCAACATTTCCTGCCTCAGATTGATTATTCTGAACCAGAAAAATTTGCTCGCTTTGGCTCTGCGTATCTTTATTATGATGCAGCTTTTACTAGAATAGTTGATTACTATCCTTATGATGGTTCTGACGCAGAGATAAATAAGTTTTATAATCAGTGCTTAGATATTGAAAAATATATCTTAGACACTCGTTATCCACGAACTAACGGTTATGTGATATTAAGCTCTGATGGGTGGGGGACGCGCGACGGCAGCCTTACCTCTGATGGATATGGAAAGCCTTCATCCGGCGACCTAGAACATATCACTTTCTATGGTGGTCCTGGCCTGGGGCCCACCGGTGGCGAATCATTAGCAGCAAAGAGCCCAAATCCCTACAATGACAAGTTTCAAAATGCCAATATTTATGACACAGACATCTACCAAACCGAAGGACTTCCAAGTGATTATGGAAAGGGAACTCGTGAATCAAACCTAAGAGCAAATTTTGGTGACGGGATAACGGTTGAGTTTTGGTTAAAGACAGGCTCCTTAAGCCCCGCCACAACTACTCGCAGACAAGTCATCTTCGACATGTGGAACAATGAGGCATCCTCAAGTGTTGACTATGGGCGCCTAACTATTGCCATCACCGGCAGCGATGCCACAGGAAGCCCTTTCCTCATAACCGCACAATCTGGTGCCGCAGGTACGGGCATAATAAGCTCATCAATCGGTCAAAATATTTCCGGAAGCAGCTTATCTAGTTGGCACCACTACGCCGTTTCTTTTTATAATTCTGGCAGTAATTTTGTTACAAAACTTTATGTAGATGGAACCTTAAATCACGAGAGTGCTTCATTATCTTTAAATCTTGGAGAGCTAAAATCCAAAAACACGAAGGGCCAACTCGGCGCCCTTTTGACAGCACCATCCGGCTCGGCGGTCGGGGGCGTCTTAGCATCAGCATATGAGAATGCTGGTAAATTAAGTGGTTCTCTGGACGAATTTAGATACTGGAAAGCCACCCGTACAGGTCAACAGATAGGCCGAGACTGGTTTACTCAGGTTAGAGGCGGCGCCAATACCGACATATCTAACACCACACTGGGAGTTTATTATAAATTCAATGAGGGTATAACGGGCGTTAGTGCGACAGATTCGGTGGTGTTGGATTATGCCGGAAGAGTTTGTAATGGAACGTGGACTGGATATTCCAGCACGTCTCGGAATGTTGGTTCGGCTATTCTATCGGCTTCGGCCGCCATAAAAGAATACAAGGACCCAGTTATTCGAGATAATAATCCGCTCGTCACTTCCTTGAAAAAAGAATTGCTTGATAAGGGACAGTTTCACGACTACAACAATAACGCATCCTTTTTGAGTCTACTCCCGGGATGGATTTTAGATGATGAGGGGACGTTAAGCACCTCCGATCTAAGAAAGCTAACACATATTGTTGGCGCTTATTTGGATAAACTCTATCTTCAAATCACCGAACTTCCCAAACTACGACAAATACATTATCCTAGCGCCTCGTACAAACCCTTCCCGTATGCGGAACATTTGCCACAATCATTAGGGTTGTATTCCCCAGAGCTTTTTATTGACGCTACGGTAATGGAAAAATTTGCCAACAGAACTGACGTGGCTTTATTTGAAAACGATATTAGTGAAACCAAGAATCTAATTTATGCTAATCTTTACAACAACTTAACTAATATCTTCAAGAGCAAGGGAACTGAAAAAGCGATTAGAAATGTTTTCCGCTGCTTTAATATCGATGACAGGCTGCTTAGACTTAACATTAACTCCAATAATAATGAATTTACATTAAAAAACAACCTTCAGCAGCAGCTTCTATACAAAAATTGTATAAACCTTAATGAAAGAATCAATCGAAGTGGGATTGTATATCAAAGACAAAACCCAAACAATCCTGAAACATTGGGATATATCTCTGGCAGTGAAGGTTTGGGCTACGAAGATCCATATGGGTTTACGGTAGAGACCGACGTTATATTCCCATTTTACATGAAAAGCAACGACAAGTTCACAAGAGATTATAGGACAGTCTCGGTGTTTGGTATGCACACGGTCGACACAGGCTCTGCGGACTCAAAGACAGGTGCCGACACCACATTTGTTACAAATGATCTCGCCAACTTCCAGGTCCTGGCCGTTAAAGACAGCAATAGTTCCAAAAACTTATATTTTAAATTAACATCTTCGAACTCACCGCACCCCTTTCCAGAACTTACAAGCAGCGTCTTCTTTGATGTTTATGACAACGAGCAATGGAATCTATCAGTACGGCTTAAGCCAGATAATTATCCTCTTACAAAAATTGTTAGTGGCGCTGCGGGAACTAGCCCATCTTATGCAACGGCATCAGCCTATGATCTAGTTTTTCATGGAATAAATACCTTATCAACCAAAGCTCAAAAGAAGTTTACACTAACAGCTTCGGTGAGCGCATCGGCCGCACGAGCTTTCCTGGGGGCAGCCAAAAGACTTTACCTCGGTGCCCAGAGAACAAACTTAACTGGAACAGTCCTTAGCTATTCGGACATCATGCTGGTAAATACCAAATATTGGACTCGATATCTCACAGATAATGACATCTTACAGCATGCATTGGATATCGAAAATGTAGGAATTTCTGGTTCCAATCAACATATTTCTCCACTAGCTACCGGCAGCAGTAATTTAGATCTGTTAAATTCACAGACATTAGCACTGAATTGGAACTTTGGGAATGTGACAGGATCCGATGCTACGGGCAATTTCTATGTACAAGACTTTAGCTCTGGCTCCGGAGAGATGCGCAATAACTTCGGGTGGCTTGGAAAGATAACGGGATATCAGCACTCAGGATATGGCAATAAGCTGCCGGCATCATCGACAACCGTAGTTGAGAAGCGCCCACTCAATACATATAGATTCATAAGTCCAGAACAAGTGGTTTCATCTGATATGGTGCAAATATTCTCTGAAGAAGATTTACTTTATCCTAATCTCCGAAGAGAAGAGATCGTCCCCAATTATGTTTATACAATAGAAAAGAGCCTTTACAATGCCATTTCTGAAGAGATGTTGGATTTCCTGGCCGGCGCCGTTGATTTTAATGATGTTATAGGCGCTCCTGTAAACCGATATCGCCACAGATACAAAGCGCTAGAAAAATTACGAGAAGTATTCTTTAGAAGAGTGACTAGAGTAGCGGACGTAGAAAAATATGTGGAATACTATAAATGGTTTGATGACGCATTAACCAGCATTATCGGGCAATTGGTTCCCGCATCAGCAGAATTTGTGGATGACGTATTGAATGTTGTCGAAAGTCATG